AGGTGGTGGAGGTTCGGATGCAAATAATGGAGCCGGAGCTGGCACTTCAGGTCAAGGCAACGCTGGCGGTGTTGGTACTGGTTCAGGCGGTGGCGGTGGTGGTGGTGCTGGCGCAGCAGGTACGGCTGCAGGTAGCTCTCAAGGAGGTGCTGGTGGCAATGGTTTAACAACAACCTTAATTACTACAACTCAAGCTACTTCTGCTTCTGTTGGTCAAGTAAACGGTGGTTCAGTTTATTTTGCTGGTGGTGGTGGTGGTGCTTGGAATACTGGCGGTAAAGCTGGCGGTTTAGGTGGCGGTGGAGCTGGTGCAAACGGCACAACAGCTACTGCAGGTACTGCAAATACCGGAGGCGGTGGTGGTGGAGCTTATTCTGCTGCAGGTGCTCCGGGAGGATCAGGATGCGTCATCATTTCAGTCCCTACAGCGAATTATTCAGGATCTACTACTGGATCGCCTACAGTTGTTACTAATGGTTCAAATACGGTAATGATCTTTAAATCAGCAGGATCATATACAGCTTAAAGAGGTTATTTAATGGGTCATTTTGCAAAAGTATTAAATGGAGAAGTGATACAAGTCATTGTGGCTGAGCCTGAGTTTTTTGAAACTTTTGTGGATACTTCTCCCGGTCAATGGATTCAGACTTCATACAATACTAGAAGTGGCATTCATTATGGGGAAGATGGTATCCCCGATGGAGGCGTTGCCCTTCGTGCTAACTATGCAGGAATTGGTTACAGATACGACTCTGTAAACGATGTGTTTTACGATACAAGACCGTTTGATATGAACGGTTTGCCTTGTTTGAGCTGGACTTTGAGTGCTCCGAATTGGACTTGGACTCCTCCTATTGCTTGTCCTGAAGACGGAAACCACTATAGATGGAATGAAGCAAATAAAACTTGGGTAATTGCTGAGACTTCGGGATCATAAATGTTTGGTAGCTATCCATTTTCGGGTGCGCCAATATCGGGGCTATACGTTACAGTCACGACTGTTGCGGTCACAATTACTGAAGCTGGAAACGCTCAATCAACTCAATCGGTTCTTGTTGTTGTTTACGCAACCGTCTCCGAATCAGCCAGTGCAGTAGACACTGTTTCACAAAATACAACCCTTCCGGTATCTTCAATTACCGAAGCTGCAAGTGCAGTAGATACAGTTTCCGAGTCGATGACGGCTCCAAACAGTATTTCAGAGGCCGGATCTGCAACGGATACCGTTTCAGAAAACATGACTTCCCAAGGCATAATCTCTGAAGCGGGATCTGCTGTTGACGTAGTTTCTGAAAATACGACTTCTTTAGTAACGGTTCTTGAATCAGCCAGCTCAGCAGACTCTCAATCTGAGATAATGTCTGCCCCCGTAGCCGTCAATGAGGCTGGCAATGCGGTAGATGTAGTCTCAGAAAACATGACTGCAGCAGTAACGGCTACAGAAGCCGGAAATGCCGTTGATACTGTATCTGAAAACATGACAGCTCCAGTAAACGTTACTGAAGCGGTAAATGCCACAAATACGCAGTCCGAAACAATGTCTTCGCCAATTTCAGTAAATGAGGCTGCTAGTGCGTTAGATACCCAGTCTGAAAACATGACTGCCCCAATCAGTATATTTGAGGCTGGAAATGCTCAAAATACTCAATCTGAAAATATGATTGCCTCAGTGACAGTTACCGAAGCAGCCAATGCTGTTGATAGTGTTTCTCAAAACGTAACGGCTTATTTGACGGCTATTGAGGCTGGGAATGCAGTAGATACGCTAACTCAAAACATGATCGCCCTGCTTGCCGTAGCAGAATCAGGGCTGGCTTCTGACGCTGCAAGTGAGCAAATGACTGCCTATCTGCAAATGGTAGAAGCTGGGGATGCTCAAGATTTAGTCATTCAAAACATGACTGCCCCTCTCAATGTCTCAGAAGCTGGTTTAGCTCAAGATATTGTCAATCAGGTGGTAGTCGCTTCATTAAGCATCAACGAGGCTGCAAACGCTCAGGATTCGACTAATGAGACGGTTTATGTCATAGTCACAGTAGTAGAATCGGGCAACGCAGTAGACGTTTATGTTTGTGCTCCTATTTTTCAAAAATCGGATAAAGTTTGGCACGTTTCACCAAGACCTACAAATTGGCAAGTAGCACAGAGATTGGATTATTGGCACGTTTCACCAAGACAGGATTATTGGCAAGCTCATGAATAGTTATATTTTAGAAAAACGGACTTCAGAGGCAATCTATTACGATATTGATTGCACCTACATCCTAGATACTTTGGAAACTATTTCGGCAATTACTTCGGTGACTGCGGATCAGTTGGGTCTTGTAATTATTGGTCCAGCCATTAATCCTGAGCCAATTACTTTTCCTGACAAGCAAATTGCTGCTGCTGGAAAAGTAATTTCAGTGCAAATTTCAGAAGGAATAATTCCTGCCCCACAAATCAATCAACTCTATACAATAAGAGCATTATTTACGACAACTGAGGGAAACACTAGGGAAGCCACCGTTTTATTGAACGTGACTGATATTCCTACTCAGACAGGGAGAATTTGCTAATGCCGTTAAAAGAAGGTTATTCAAAAGAAGTCATTCAGGAAAATATTCGTGAAATGATAAAGGCTGGTCATGACCCTAAACAGGCTATGGCAGCAGCCTACAGCAATGCTCGCAAGTCTAATGGCGTTGATGAGCAAGAAACCGAAGAAATGAAAGAATCCCATAAAAGGGATTTAAAAGAGGAGCCCGATTCAAAAATCGTGGCTTTTATTGTATATACAGACGATGACAAAATTCTATGGATGAAACGAACCAAGGATGATACTTGGGGTTTCCCCGGTGGTCACGTTGAGGATGGCGAATCAGCCATTGAGGGCGCAATTCGTGAATCTCGTGAGGAAATCATGCACGTTCCGCAGACAGGTCTTCAGTTGATCTACTCCGAAGGCAAGGTGCGTTTATTTGGCTGCAATGATGGCGAATTTAAGCCTGAACTCAATGACGAGCATAGCGAATTCGTTTGGGCAACCATTGAGGACGCTCCTGAGCCCATATTTCCGAAAATTGACGGGGACGAGGAAAAGATTGCGGAATCGGCTGAGGCGAATGCTTCAGCTATGGATAGACGTGAATACGATACAAATGGCTGGTTTGAGGTAAAAGACAACCCGCTTTCAATGGTAGGGGTATTCCCTTATTCAGGTGGAATGATTTCTCCTGAATGCGATGCAAACAAGATTTACATGGTTTATCGTCCAGCCGAAGAATTGGGCTCTACCGATTGTATTGACTCATTCAAATTAATTCCTTGGATTGATAACCACGTCATGCTTGGTAGCGAAGACGCTGGTTTGACTCCTTCAGAGCAAAAAGGCGTACAGGGCGTTATCGGTCAAGAAGTTTATTTCGATGGCGAAACCTTAAAAGGAAATATCAAAGTATTTTCCGAGGCAATGGCTAATCTTATTGCAAACGGAAAAAAGGAATTGTCCTGCGGATACCGTTGCAGATATGAATATGCACCCGGCACTTATGACGGAGTGAAGTATGATTATGTGCAACGGGATATTCGAGGCAATCATCTAGCCCTAGTCGAGAATGGTCGCATGGGTCCCGATGTAGCGGTATTAGATCACTTCACTTTCACAGTAGATAACAAGGAGTTTTTAAACATGGCTGAAGAAAATATGTCTGCGGAAGCGGGCGAAAAGAAGGAAATAACTCTTGAGGAAGCTCACAAGTTCCTTGAAGAAGTTATGCCAAAATTGGCAAAAATCTTAGAATTGACAGGTCAATCAGCAGGTTCAGCAGGTTTAGAAGCTGTTGCTGACGAAGACACTGAAAAAGAAGACGGTGACGAAGAAAAGCCCGGCAATATGATGGACGAAGAAGGTCCTGAGTATGGTGTTGGCGGTCAAAAGAAAGAAGAAAAAGAAGGTCAACGTAGCGAAGGTATGGACGCAGCAGCTATTGCTCGTACTGTAGAAGCTCAGTTGGCTAAGAAATCTAAGCTATATGACCAGCTTTCAGCTCATATCGGTGCGTTTGACCATGCCGAAATGGACTTAAAAGATATGGCTAAATATGGCTGCAAAAAGCTTGGCTTGGAAGCCCCTAAAGAGACTCGTGTAGTCGCTTTGGAAGCGTTCCTAAAAGGCAAGGGTGTTCCTAGTCGTGCTGCAATGGATTCCGCAGTTCGCAAGGGCAATTTCGTTCAACGTTTTTTAGAAGGTAAATAATCATGACTGCTGCGACTTTTCAATCCACAGTTAACGTCAATCTGGGATTTGGAGTTCCCGGTGAATTGATTGTTGACGGTCCACAACGTGTAGACTCTTTAACCCTTGATTCCACTGGTGGAACTATCGGTTTAGCGTTTACTAAATCTAACTCAACTAACGTAGCTACTCAAGGTGGCACTGTAGGCACTGGCGTATTGTTTGCTGGTATTTTGGTTAACCCAAAATCCTATGCTTCTTATGGCGCAGTTGGTGGTGCTCCACTAGATCCAACCTTGTTCCTCGGTCCTAACACTCAGGGCGAGTTCATGACTATGGGTACTATTGTTGTGACTCTCGTAGGTGCTGCGAATATCGGTGATTTGGTTCAATACAACACAACCACTGGCGTTCTCTCCACTGTTGCTCCCGGTGCTTCTGCAACCACTGGCAATGCCTTGATTCCTAACTGCGTTGTATGGAATTACCCAACAAGCGGTACTGGCTTAGCAGCTATCCGTATCACTGATTAATAAGGACCAATAATGAATAAATCTATTGAACGCAGCTCACTGTCACCTCGCCAAGTTGGTGCGGTACAAATGTCTGCCGATGATGTATCCGATTACGCTGCACTCGGAGACCTCGGCATTAACTTCGGAGCCCAAAATATTAAGGCAATGGCTAACTACGCAATGGATACCCAAAGCGATGTTACTGCTCCTTCTATCACGACTCCAGTTCAGTTTCTTCAAAACTGGCTTCCCGGTTTCGTTAAAGTAATCACTGCAGCTCGCAAGATCGATGAGCTCGTAGGTATTACTACAACTGGCTCTTGGGAAGATCAAGAGATCGTTCAAGGTCTCTTAGAGCCTATCGGTAATGCCGTTCCTTACGGTGATTACACAAACGTTCCTTTGGCTTCTTGGAATACCAACTTTGTTCGCAGAACTGTTGTCCGTTTTGAAAAGGGCATCAAAGTAGGTATGTTGGAAGAAGCTCGTGCAGCTCGTATCCGTATCAGCACTTCTGCTGAAAAACGTGCTTCTGCTGCTTTGGCTCTTGAAATTCAACGTAACTTAGTTGGTTTCTACGGCTTCAACAACGGTAGCAACTTGACTTACGGTTTCTTGAATGATCCGGGCTTGCCAGCATACGTTACTGTTGCTGCGACTGGTACAGGTAGCTCAACATTGTGGTCTAACAAGACTTTCTTGCAAATCGTTGCTGACATTCGTGTTGCTGCAGCTCAGTTGCAAACTCAGTCTCAAGACACAATCAACCCTGAAGATGCAGAATTGACATTGGCATTGCCAACCAATTCATACCAATATTTGTCAGTTACTTCTGACTTTGGTATCTCAGTTCGTGACTGGCTAAACAAAACCTATCCAAAACTGCGTGTAATTTCAGCTCCTCAGTTGAACTTAGCTAACGGTGGCGCAAACGTGTTCTACCTATATGCTGAGCACGTTGAAGATGGCGCAAGCGATGACAGCCGTACATGGGTTCAAGTAGTCCCAGCTAAATTCCAAGCTTTAGGCGTGGAAAAAATGGCTAAGGCTTACGAAGAAGACTATGCCAACGCAACTGCTGGCTGTTTGTTGAAGCGTCCTTACGCTGTTGTTCGTTACTCAGGCATTTAATAGATAGGGCGGTCTTATAGACTGCCCAATCTAGCTGATGTAAGATAGGATAGACGGGAGAAATCCCGTCTTTCTAAACGACAAAAAGGATAACGAAAATGGCTAAAAATTATGTTTTTTCAACACTAGCTAATGACCAAAACTATACGAATTGGATTGCTGGCGGTGCTGACGTTCCTATTAAGGGACATTCTGTTCTTATTAAAGGTGGGACAGGTGTAGCAAATGATCGATTGATTACTCCATTGGGCGTATCAACAGAGATTACTGATTATGACCTTGAGGAGCTTCAAAAAAACCCTTCATTCAAGGATCATGAAAAAAACGGTTTTGTGACTGTAAAAGCCAAAAAAGCAGAAGCTGAAAAGGTGGCTGCAGACATGAACTTAAAAGATGAATCTGCTCCACTAACTGACGCAGATTATCAAAAAGAAGACGGTCCAAAAGTCGGAAATAAATAAAAATGACATCCATTACACCAACCTACAACGATGAGGTTTTTCGGAATCAGTTTCCTCAATTTGAGAATACGACACTGTTTCCACCTGCTCAGTTGGAAAGTTGGTGGACTATGGGTACTGCCTATATCAATATTGATAATAACTACCCTTGGAATTTCAAATCCAAGCAGCTTCAGTTGGCAATCGATTTGATGGCAGCTCATTTAGCAGCCTCATATACGCTCATCAACTCAGGAACTCCCAGCGTGATAGTTCAGGGATCGTCCGAAGGTACGGTGAGCGTATCCTTAGTTCCTCCAGTCATCAAATCATCTTTTGGATGGTGGCTTGCAACTACTCCATACGGTTCTCAATTAAGGGCTTTATTGAGAGTGGTCGCTAACGTAGGATTGTATGTTGGTGGCAGCCCTGAAAATCAAGGTTTTCGTAGAGCTGGTGGATTTTTTGGATGAAACAATTAAACCTCGACAAGATCAAGATTGCGCTTGAGCGTGTTCCTGAAGAATTCGATGGCATGGTAGCTCAAATTGGATTTCCTTTGGGGATCAACTACGAAGACGGTACTTCCGTTGCTTATGTAGCTGCAATTCAAGAATTTGGAGCCCCTGCAGTTGGAATTCCACCTCGTCCATTTATTCAGCCAACAGTCAAAGAAAAAAAAGATTCTTGGACTAAAACTATTGAAAAAGGCATTCCCAAAGTGGTTCTTGGAAAAATGACAGCCTTTGACGTTTTAGATTTGGTAGGTATTCAAGCTGCTGCTGATATTCAAACAAAAATTTCAACCATTTATTCACCTCCTAATGCTCCAGCGACAATACGAGCAAAAGGATCATCCAAGCCATTGATTGATACTGGACTTATGTTGGCATCGGTTCAAAATGCAGTCAATAAAACTGGATCAGAATTCACTGGAAAAGGCTCGTAATGTTTAATGTTCGGGCTCTTGCCAACAAATATATTCAGGTTACAAATCCAAACCAAAAAATTAATTGGATACAGTCAAACGGTTATGTGACCGATGACGCAGGTAAACGCACCCCTAAGACGATAATTTTAACAGTTGATGCTCAGATACAAGCTTTAAGCGCAACCGATTTAAAGCATATTGATGGGCTCAATATCACTGGTGTAATGCGTTCCGTTTATATGTACGGGAATGCTGCTGGAGTAGTTCGAGTCGATCAACTTGGCGGGGATATACTGGTTTTCCCTGAGTGTGCTGGTGGATGCAATCGTAACTGGCTTATTACTCAGGTTATGGAAACATGGTCTGATTGGTGTCATGTAATTGTTACCCTACAGGACGATTGATTATGGCAGCTATTTTAGATATTAATGACCAAGACGTATTCCGAGCCTTGATTGTGTTTTTTAACTCTTTTCTTCCTTTTGGGACAGAAGTAGTTCAAGCTCAAGACAATAGAGTCCCAATGCCTAAAACTGGCTTTGTGACCATGAATAATACGGGAATGGATCGCTTGTCATTTAACGTTGACAGTTACGATTCACTTTCTCAGGGTAAATTTATTCTTACCCCAACCCAATATTCAATGCAGTTAGATTTTTATGGTCCACTCTCTCAAGAATGGGCTATGCAAACTATGGCATTGTTTCGAGATGAGTATGCAACGGAAATTTTCCCGCCAAATATTCAGCCGTTGTATGCGGACGATCCAGTCCAAATTCCGCTTATTGATGGGGAAGCCCAATATGAGCAACGTTGGAAATTGGTAGCGAGTTTACAATACAACCCAATCCTTTCAACGACACAGCAATCTATGGTCGCAGTGGATATTGCACTTGCTCCAATCGATCAGACATTTAACCCCTAGGAGAATTTATGAGTACCATTCCTTTTTCGCAAGTAGTCCAAGTCGTACCGTCAGTTTTATCGGCTAATGGTGTAGCAGTTGACCTAAATGGTCTCGTGCTTACTCAAAATGCTGCTGCTCCTTACGGTTCAATCCTTACATTCGCAAACGCTGCTGGCGTTCAACAATATTTTGGGGCTGATTCTACTGAAGCTTCTATTGCAAACGTTTATTTCAATGGATATAACGGTGGCACTCAGTTACCCGGCACTCTATTGATGACTCGTTATCCTGAGACAGCGATTGCTGGCTGGTTAACTGGCGGTTCATTGGCAAACATGACTTTGGGTCAGTTGCAAGCCTTGACTGGCACTTTGGCTATTACTGTTGCTGGCGTTGTTAAGACTTCGGGAACTATTAATTTGACAGGTGCAACGAGCTTTAGCAATGCTGCCACAATCATTCAGGCTGCATTTACAACCCCCGGTTTCACCGTAACTTACAGCTCTACTAGCTCGTCATTCGTATTTACCACGAATACTACTGGCGCAACTCAGACAATGAGCTATGCTGCTACTGGTACTTTGGCAACTGCCTTGATGCTAACTCAAGCTACTGGCGCAGTTTTGTCTCAAGGTGCTGACGTTGCAACCCCTGCAACATTTATGGCTGGCATTTTGACTCAGAATCAAAATTGGGCAACATTCATGACTACATGGGAAGCTCAATTAAGCGAAAAAGAAGCTTTTGCTCAATGGAGCAATTCTGCTGCCCCACGTTGGTTATATGTTTGCCAAGACTCTGATCCTAATGTTTTAGTTGCTTCTAGCACTTCTACATTCGGTGATTACCTTCAAGTTAATCAACTTATTGGTACTTGTCCGATTTTTGGTGATTACACTCATGCAGCTTTTGTTTGCGGATTTGCAGCTTCCTTGAACTTTAACCGTCTAAATGGACGTGCTACCCTTGATTTTAAATCACAGTCAGGTCTTGTTCCTTCAGTAACAAATTCAACTCAATACGCTGCGGTGTTAGCTAATGGCTACAACGCATACGGTGCTTGGGGATCAAACAATCCTGCCAACAATGCAAACTGGTTCTTCCCCGGATCTGTTTCAGGTAAGTGGTTATGGGCTGATACCTATTTAAATCAAATTTGGCTTAATGCTAATCTCCAGTTGGCTATGGTTAATTTGTTGACTCAAGTTGGCGCAGTTCCTTACAACTCAACTGGTAACGGTTTGATTTATTCTGCTGCTCTTGATCCAATCAACGCAGCTTTGAACTTTGGCGCAATTCGTGCTGGTATCAACGTTTCCTCTGCTCAAGCTGCTGAAATCCAGTACGCTTTAGGTTTTAACGCTGCGCCTACTATTGCTTCACAAGGTTTCTACTTGCAGATTCTGCCAGCTACTGCTCAGACTCGTGCTGCTCGTCAGTCTCCTCCGATCACCTTGTATTATCAAGATGGTGAAGCGGTTCAGCAAATCGTTATGGCTTCTATTGCAATTCAATAAGGATAAATTATGTCAACAATAACCTCAGCAAATTCGGTCCTTTCATTAGCGATCAATAACTACTTTCCAGTCCCTCAAGTTATCCAAGGCTATGCAGTGGATGACGCTTTTGAAGGCGAAGCCGTACAGCAATCAGAAATCTTGATGGGCGTTGATGGCAAACTCAGCGCAGGTAAAGTATTTGTCCCTTACAAGATGACTATTCACCTTCAGGCTGATAGCCCAAGCGTTTTCTTATTTGACGCATGGCGCAATGCACAAGATGCAGCAGTTGATGTATTCTCTGCAAGTGGATCCATTACCCTGCCTTCAACCAGCATGGTATATACTTTGCAAAACGGCTATTTGACTTCAGCGACTCCGTTCCCTGCAGTTAAAAAGACTTTGCAACCACTCGTATATGAGATTACTTGGCAGCGCATTATTGGCGGTCAAATCTAACATGGCAGCTTAAAACATGGCACGAAAAGAGTCGACATTCGTAGCAGACGCAGGACGTGATAAGGGTAAGCAATTCCTTATCACCGAAATGTCTGCCTCACAAGCTGAGAGCTGGGCTTTCAGGGTAATTCTCGCTATCGGCAACGCTGGCATTGAAATTCCCGATAACCTAGCTGCTCAGGGAATGGCGGGTCTTATGGCGGTGGGCTATATGAACCTACTCAAGATTCCATTCGAGGCTGCAAAACCTCTTTTGGATGAAATGATGGGGTGCGTTCAGATAGTCCCGTCTCCTAATGTCAAACGTCCTTTAATTGAAGATGACATCGAAGAAGTAAAAACCCGACTAGCCTTGCGTAAGGCTATTTGGGATCTGCATATGGATTTTTTTTTAGACGCAGACAAGTCGACTTCGGAGTCAGAAGCGCAAGCACCAGCAACAATCGGCTCGTTGAGTATCAAGCCACCCCGCAAACGATAGCAACAGTAGTCTCGTCAAGACTGGCTACCCTCCATGAACTTGATACTGTCTATGGCGTTGAGGATATGTGGATACTCCTTGAGATTCATGCTGTTGATCGGCATAATGCTTATATAGTGAGTCAAAAATAATGGCAACGGTCATAGACAGTTTATTAATTGAACTTGGATTAGATACATCCAAGTTTGACGCATCGCAAAAAAAGTCCGTAGAGGAGCTTCGCAAGTTTGACGAGCAAGCTCAAAAGACGGCTAAAAATACCCAGCAAGGCTCCAAAAACATCGGTGACGGCTTTGAAAAAGCTCGTAATGCCCTAGTATCCCTCGGAGTGGCTTTTGTCGGCATAAAAGGTTTTACGAACTTTGCTCAGCAAATGACCACGACTAATGCAGCTCTTGGTCGAAACGCACAATTATTTCAAATGTCTGCTCGAGAGCTTGATGCTTGGGGCGGTGTTTTAAAAACAGTAGGCGGTGATGCTGAGACATTCCAATCCTCAATTCAGGCGATGCAGCAAGGAATTGCTGGAATTAAGCTTGGTGATGCTGCAATTCTTACGCCATTGGCAAGGCTTGGAGCTTTAGCTTCTGTTGACATCAACAAAGGCACTGTCGATATTTACAAATTAGCAGACGCTTTAAAAGCGTTTAAAGCTCAAAATGGCGAACAGCTTACGCTTACCTTAGCTCAGCAACTTGGAATTAATAAAGAGACCTATATGGTCCTTTCTCAAGGATCTGAGGCAGTTCGCAAGCTTTATGACGAGCAATACAGGCTTTCAGGCGTAACCGAAGAAAATACCAAAAATGCTCAAAAGCTTCAGAGGCAATGGGCAGAAACAAGTCAAGCATTTTCCAAAGCTAAAAATGCCCTTATGGATGAACTTGCCCCAGCTTTGGGTGCAACTCTTGACGCAGGGACTGCTTTCTTTGAAGGTTTTGTCACTGCCGATAAAAAGCTCGATGGATTTTTGTCTCAGTTAACCTTGATTGGTGGTGCAGCTCTGACTTTGCAGGGTGCGCTATCTTCATTGAAAATTGTTGGAGTATCTGTTGGCGAAGGACTTACTGCAGCGTTTTCTAAGATTTTTGGAGCTGCTGCATTGTTATTGCATAGTGAAGGCTTAAACAAAGGCGAAGACGCTGAAATAGCTAAAATTCATGCCGAGCAAGATAAAGCTTCAGGAAAAGGTGGTGGGTCTGGGCTTCCTCGCAATATGCGAAACAATAATCCCGGAAATATTGAATATGGTGATTTTGCCCGTAAACATGGAGCAACTGGTAGCGATGGACGTTTTGCCATTTTCCCTGATTTAAAAACAGGTCAAGACGCAATGGCTTCATTGCTTATGAGTTATGCCAAGGGCGGTACAAACACTATCTCCAAAATTGTCGGTAAGTGGTCTCCTGCTGGCGATAATGGTGCTGCCAATACCAATGCTTATATTGCAGACGTAGCAAAGAAAACTGGCATTGATCCAAACAAACCATTAAGCATGGGCGAACTTTCTGCAGTGCAGCAAGCAATGTCTGCTCACGAGGGAATGATTGGAGCTAAAGCAACTGCTCCAGTAGGTGCTGGAGGTGGTGCAGGAACAAACGTCCAAACCAACATCAATACAATTAATGTAAACACTCAGGCAACAGACGCTAATGGCGTTGCTAATGGCTTGCGTGGTGCGTTGCAAAACAATTCTTTAATTAATTTAGGCGTACAGGGAAATAGATAATGCCAAATATTCCTTATCCTAATGTCCCAGCTTTACCCGGTGTACCCGCTTTGGCTAGAAGCAACAACGCTCAATTTGTGGCAGCAGCTTTAACGATTGTTGGGGAAATCCTTCCGCTTGGGCTATTTGGTACAACATGGGGAATCGTAGATGAAAACGGGTCGGCATTGCTTTCTCCCGATTCTTTTGTTGATTTTGAATATCGAGAAGAACGAAAGATTCCGACTTATCCTCTTGAAGAAGGTAGCTTTTCAAGTTACAACAAAGTTGCATTGCCTTTTGACTGTCGAGTAACAGTATCTTGTAGCGGTAATGGGAAAATGAGCAAAGAAGCGTTTTTGGCAGCCATTGAAAAACTTTTAGGATCTTTAACTCTTTGCAGCGTAGTTACTCCAAACACGACCTATAAAAGTTGTAATTTGATTCACGTTGACTATCGCAGAGAAGCAAGGCAAGGGGCTACTTTATTGCTTGCTCAATTATGGTTCCAAGAAATTAGAATTGCTCAACAACCAGTCGTTCCTACTGCAGCACCTTCAGGAGCCAGTAGTACGAGTCTTGGTCAGTTATCTCCTACCAAAGTTCCTACTGGAAATTTTGGGTCCATTAATCCAAATGCACAAGGGGCAACTGGTTTAAATCCAGCCATAGTATGACTATTCAATTTATTCCTATTACTGCTGTCGCTGCTCAAAAATTTACTATTCAATTAAATGGTCAAAGTTGCGCTATAAGCTTGTCCCAAAAAAATAATGGGCTTTATTTTGACATGACTGTAAATAACAATCCATGCGTGAATTCAGTTCTTTGCCTTAATTTGGTAGGATTAATTCGAGAAAAATATTATGGATTTACAGGACAGCTTGCATTTTTTGACACCCAAGGAACTAATGACCCGTATTACACTGGTTTAGGATCCCGTTATCAATTAATTTATCAATCATGACTTTTGCAGTCCGTCAAATCAATTTAACATTTTCAAGCGCAGATTCTGAGCCTTTGATTTTAGAGGGATTGCGTTGCTCTGCGGTCATTACAAACCCCGGTGGAAACAATGCTTTTGGACAACTTCAACTGCAAGTGTATGGCATGACCTTGGACCAAATGAATCAATATTCAAGCACTGGATCGAATATGGTAGCGGTTCAAAATCAAGCAGTAACAGTTATTGCTGGCGATCAAGGAGGCACTTTAAATCAAGTGTTTTCAGGGACTTTAATTTCTAGCTTTATTGATTTATCTAATTTACCCGAGGTAAGTTTTGTTTGTGCTGCAGTAGCTGGTTACTACAATAAAGCAGCCCCTTCTGCCCCAAATACTTATCAAGGGGCTCAAAACGCAGAAGACATTATTGCTTCTTTGACAAGTTTATTAGGCAAAGATTGGACTTTTAATAATCCAAAAGGTGCTCATGCCGTTATTCAAAATCAATACCTGTCAGGATCTTTAATAGATCAAATTCAAACGGTAGCTAGAGCTGCATCATTTCCTTTAATTATTGAAAATAATTCTGTCAATATTTTTCCTAATGGCGGGGTAAGAGACGATATTGTGGTCAATTTAAGTCCTCAAACTGGACTTATTGGCTATCCTTACTATTGGGAAGCAGGATTTACGGTTAGATCTGAATTTAATCCAATTATTGCTATTGGCAGGACAATTAATTTAACTTCGGGATTGCCTAAAGCAAACGGTCAATTTCCAGTTCAATTTGCTACTCATGAATTAAGCACTTTGACCCCTGACGGTCCTTGGTTTACAACCTCCAAATTAAGTCCAGCGATCAATGTCCCAGTCAACTAATCAGCCAGTTCAGACTAACCACGTCCCCGCAGATAATGCTTCCGAAGTGGGGCGTATGGACTTTATTGTCCGATCAGCTTTATCAGGGCTTAGAACTGCTATTCCCGTAAAAGTAGTTGCCGTTACAAATAGCGGAGGTTTGTCTCCTATTGGGACTGTAGACGTTCAACCATTGGTTAACTCTGTTGATGGAAACGGGCAATCATGGGCGCATGGAATAATTCATGGCGTACCATATATGCGTATTCAAGGTGGATCTAATGGTGTGATCCTTGATCCTGTAGTCGGTGACATTGGCATAGGTACGGTTTGCGATAGAGACATTTCAACAGTAAAAAATACTGGAGCAGTGGCAGCTCCCGGGTCAAACCGTAAAAATGATATGTCTGATATGGTTTATTTAATGACCATAATTGGCGCAGCTCCTACGCAATACGTTCAATTCAATGGCTCGGGAATTACAATTCATTCCCCAGTTAAGGTAAATATTACAGCCCCTGAAATTGATGCGACTGCAACGACATTGGTTCATTTAACTGCTCCCACTGTAACAGTGGACGCTTCAAGTGTATTTAGAGTAAATTCAGCAGCTATACAGTTAAATGGACCAATTACTCAAGTTTCAGGCTCAGGCGATGCAACGTTTGCTGGTAATATTGCAACACCGGGAGACGTAACTGCTGCTGGTACTAGCTTGCATACTCATAAACATGGTGGCGTACAAACAGGTGGCGGTCAAACAGGAATTCCAGTATGACAATAATTCACAATACTTTACTGTTAGATCAGACAGCTTGGGATTTAGTTCTCGATGCCAATGGAAACATTGCTTTGGCTGGCGCACCTTATTCGATAGCTCAAGACGTAGCGTCTGCTACTCGAACTTTTTTGGGTGAATGCTGGTATGACACTACTCAGGGTATACCCTATTGGCAGCAAATTCTTGGAGAGTTTCCTCCATTGCAATACATTGCAGGACAACTTCAGGATACAGCATTAACCGTTCCTGACGTGGCTGCAGCACAAGCAGTTTTTACATCCTTCCAAGGAAGATCTTTGGCTGGACAAATTCAAATTATAGATACAGATGGAGTCGCTAATAATGTGGCTTTTGGAGGGTAAATGAGCACTAACGTACCAGCAATTACATGGACCAATGGCGCACCTGTTTTACCAGCAGAATCAGCGATTCTTGCTGGAGTTCAGGCAGATATTAATGCAGCTTTTGGAGGCGGTGTAAATCCCGGTCTAACCACTCCACAAGGTCAATTAGCTCAAACAGAAACAGCAATTATTGGAGAAAAAAACAATGAAATTGCATATATTGCCAATCAAGTAAACCCTGCTTTTTCTTCAGGTATTTGGCAAGACGCTATTGGTTATATATATTTTATGACCCGTATTCAAGCTTCGGGAACAGTAGTAAATGCTACTTGTAATGGAGCCGTAGGAACAGTTATACCAGCAGGATCTATTGCTCAAGACACCAACGGATATTTGTACGTTTCTACTGCTGCTGCCACAATTCCGTCAAGTGGTAATGTAACAGTTCAATTTCAAAATCAAACTACAGGTCCTATTGCTTGCGCTATTGGGGCGTTAAACAAAATCTATACAGCCGTTGCTGGATGGAATACCGTTTCAAATCCTTCTGCTGGTGCTCTTGGGAACAATGTAGAGTCACGAGCTGCTTTTGAATTGCGTAGACAAGCAAGCGTTGCCGTAAATGCTGTCAATTCAATTCAATCTATTCAAGCATCTGTTTTAGCCGTTCCTAACGTATTGCAAGCGGTAGTTGTTGATAATTCTACAAATGCAACGGTAAATTATGGTGCAACCAGCTATCCTTTGGTAGCTCATTCAATTTGCGTAAGTGTTGCTGGAGGATCTTCTTCGGATATTGCAACGGCTATTTGGAATAAAAAGCCTCCCGGCTGCGGATACAACGGAAATACAACGGTTACTGTTTATGACAACACTTATGCAGCTCCAATTCCTTATACAGTCACTTATTTGACTCCAACCTCTACACCTGCTTATTTCACTGTAAATATTCAGAATAATCCATTATTGCCTTCCAATATTGTTTCTCTTGTGCAAAATGCGGTTTTGGCATCATTTAATGGTCAAGATGGAGGCACTGCCGTTACGATTAATTCAACAACTTATTCAGGTCGGTATTACGCAAACATCAATGCAATTAGCTCTGCAGTAAACGTCATTGAGGTGTATTTAGGGCTAAGCGCAAGCCCAAGTACCTTATCTATTGCATTCGGCATAGATCAGTTGCCTACTCTTTCAGCTTCTAATATTGCGGTGGTATTAATTTAATTATGCAAAATTGGGATCAAACTCTTTTAAGTCAATATTGTGATTCGCCAACGATTGACGGTCTGCTTAGTGCTTACAATAGTGCAGTTGATCCTTCTGCTGATATTGCTAATTTTTATCTAAATATTTGGGATGTCTATACAGCAGTTGGCACTGGATTAGATATTTGGGGTGCGATTGTTAACGTTCCTCGCTATCTTCAAATTCCCGGATCTCCTGCGTATTTAGGTTTTGATGAGGCTTATCTTTCGGGGTACGCTACAACAGGTCCCCAACCATTCGGTCAAGCTCCTTTTTTCACTACTGTAAATGCAACAACCACTTATTATTTGTCGGACACAGTTTATAGGCAGTTAATTTTAATTAAAGCAGCAGTCAATATTGGGAATTTGTCAGTGCCTCAAATTAATCAGCTATTGCAAAAGTTTTTTGGGCAGTCTATTTCAGGAAGCCCTTATGGTGTAGCTTATGTAATTGACACCTTAAATCAAGGATTTACTTATCATTTTAATTTTGTGCCAAATGCGTTGCAACTTGCAATCGTGCAAAATTCAGGAGTATTCCCTAGACCTGCTGGCGTTGCCGTAACAGTTACTTATTAACAGGATAAAAAATGCAAAGTACCAATATCCCTTCAAAAATTCCACTTCCGTTTGCGAATTCTGCAAGCTCAACTTATAAAAATACAATTCCAACGGCTTCTCAAATTGGAATTACAAACGGCAAAGCTTCTTTGACGGACGGGTTTCCTCCCCTTACTTTTCAAGCCCTTAGTTCAGGAGGTGTGCCTCCTTTTGGAGCTGATTTTAATGGAATTTTATATGAAATTACAGCCATTCAACAATGGCAAGAGGCAGGTGGATTTTTTCCATATGACTCTACTTTTTCAACTGCCGTAGGTGGTTATCCAAAAGGCGCAATTCTTCAAGCTGCAGGTTTTGGTGGTCTTTGGGTTAGCACTGTAGAAAACAACACAAGCAATCCCGATACTGGTGGTGCTGGATGGACTTCTCTTGCTTTTGAGGGATCTCAAGCGATTACAGTAACTACTGCAGACGTTACAGTTTCTCAAATCCAATCAGCATATCCAGTAATTATTGTTTCAGGCACTTTAACTGGAGCTAGAAATTTAATTTTTCCAGCAATCGTAGGTGAATGGATTATTCAAAATAATACTACTGGCTCATATACATTAACTGCAAAAACTGCATCAGGCACTGGTGTTACTTTGACTCAAGGTCAGTCCACTTTTGTTTATGGAGACGGTGCAAATATTGTATTTGCTGATTCTTCAAAAGTTGCAAGTTTTAATGGTCGAGTTGGATCTGTTACTTTGACTGCTGGAGACGTTACTGGAGCACTTGGTTACACTCCAGTTAATCCAACTGATTTTGTTGAAAGCTATTCAACCAACGGTTATCAAAAATTACCAAGTGGAATTATTATTCAATGGGGAAGATTTAATGCTCCTCCTTCCGGAAATCCCTGGCCCTATGGATATATGCCTATGAATATTACGTTCCCTAATGCTATGTTTTCTATAACAGGAAATGCTGATTCACTACCTAATGGCGGTGGCATGAACAATCCCAGTGGTAACAATCTTGCAATCGTTTGTTTTGAAAATTTAGGCACTGCAGGAGTCAATTATCGTATGGATACCAACCAAGGAACTATTTTTAGTGGTACTTGCCCGATCTCTTGGATCGCCATTGGTTATTAAGGAAAACAAAAAATGACAAAGTTTTATTCAAAAACTGCAAATGGTTTTTACGATTCAGTAATTCACAATACTTTGCCAAAAGACGCAATAGAAATTACTGAGGAGCAATGGCAAAATTTTGTCAAAGATATGTCTAATGGAAAAATCCTTAAAGCAGACAAAAACGGCAGCCCTATTATTGTTGATTATGAAGCTCCTGCATTAACTGTAGATTCTTGCAACGCTTTTGCTCAAATTCAATTAGAAAAGGTCGCTCAAGAATGGGGATATAACTCTATTGTTTCAGCCGCTTCTTATGTCAATTCAACCAATACTCAATTTAAAGCCGAAGCTGAGGCTTTAATCGAATGGCGTGATAAAGTATGGGCAGAAACATATACAATAAAAGCAGAAAATTTGCCAGCAACGGCAGATGCTTTTTTTGCATTGCTTCCAAAAGCACCAATTAAACCAGTAATTTAAAAAGGAAAAAAGATGAGTATTAATTTAACATTGGAAATTAACGAAATTGAGGCAGTTGTAGCAGG